CTTTTTGAGATTCTCGTTAATGGCTTTCATTTCAGCTTGTAGTTCATCCTGTACTTCTTTGGGAACGATGGGCACCGGCTTCTCCCATGGGAATTTGATCAGATCGGTGATCTTGAACAGTCCGGCGCCTTGCATGCCCTCCTTCCCCACCTGCGCCGACATGAGGTTCCACGTCATCCATCTGGTCATCGACCACTCCTCTCGGTGGCGGTGGGAATATCCCCGTAGGATGAGGACCAGTTCCCAGTACATGATGTCAAAGAGATACTCGCGCCTGTCGAGTCCGATCTCGCCCACGAACTTCTGATAGTAATCGTGGGCGGTCAGGCGTTTTTTGGTTCTTCAGCGGCTTCGCCTTCCGTGGGTGCGTCAGGATCCTTGGCGGCGATCTCCGGCACGCCATACCACTTGTTGCGCAGCTCGATCACCTTCAGGATGAGTTCCTTCGCCTCTTCGGGCGTGGTGTCGCAGAGTACTTCAGCCAGCGATACGGGCGGCATCTGGTCTCCCCGTTTCAGGTAGGCGGCTGAGATGGATGTCCAGGCGAGGTGGAGGTAGTCGGCTGCAAGGGCCTTTGGCGGCACCACCTTGTCTTTGCCGTCCTTATCCTTCTCGATGGTATGCTCGAAAATGGCAGCTGAAAGTCCTGTCAGCTTCTCGAAGCCTGTCTCTGATGCGGCGCAGAAGCGCATGAGCACGTCCTGGCCTAAAATCTTAATAGTAATTTCTGGAATCATGGTGTCTGATGTTTTTTAAAAAACCGCCACCGAGCACGGCTGTGCCACGATGGCGGGTTGGCATAAACTATTTAATTCAATCACACGAAGATGTCGAGAGGTTATGCGCCTACGGTGTAGTCACCGTATCCGCTGAACTGCGCGCTGTAGTCGGCCGACTGTCTGTTGGGGCCGTTGATACTCAGCTGCGCCAGTACCACCGAGCCGCTCACGATCACGCTGCCCTTGGTGCGCTGGTTGTCGCCTGAAACGTTGGCGATCTGCCACTTCACAGGGGTACCGTTTTCGTAGATCGTCTCAATGTCTGCAAGTGTCTTTCCAGCCACCTGCGAGGTGATGGTGTCGCCGCTGCGCACGAGTGCGCCAGTGGTGATGTCGTATGAGAGACCCGTGGGCTCCTGGAGCACCCAGTCTCCGTCCGTGTCCTTGGTCGTAGCGGCTTCCAAGGTCAGCGACACATGGAGCGACAAAGTACGGGCGGCGGCAATAACGGCCGATGGGGTGGCCGTGTTGTCGCTGGAGATAAAGAGGCGGGTGAACTGGCCCTTCGAGTAGGATCCGAGAGAAATAACATCAACAGCGTCGCTGGTGGGAACGGTCTCGAGTGCGCCCGTGCCCTGGAATTGCAGAGACTTTGTGGAGTTAGTTCTGTCGTCAAATTGAAACGTACCATCCGCAAGGTATGCCAGGCCCTTACGGGCGAAGGCTGCCTTCTGGCGCGTCTGGTTGTCGGTGGTGCTGGTCTCATCCCACATGAGGGTGAGAGGCTGCATCGCCTTGATAGCGGTCAGCATGGCTGCCGTGTCGCTCACGTTGAGTGAGTCTACCTGAACCGACCAAGACTTGCTGGTGGTGACAGGTTTCGACGCCATGCCCACGTCATCCTTCGTGTTACTGTCGTCGGTGTTGTTCGTCAGGTTCACGGTACAGCCTGTTGCCATTCCGATGACCTTGAACTTCTCGGCGGTAGTATCGAAGGTGAAGATGCGAAAATTCTGGCCTTTTAGTGTCATAATCTTAATGTTATTTGATGATGATGTCAACACGTAGAGTGTGGATGCCGTCGTTGTTGCGTCCGGCGGCTCCCGTCATAAGCTGCACGTCTCCGGCCTCTGCCTTCAGGGCCTCGAACCGCTGCGCCAGTTCCTCGCGTGTTCCGGCGGTCAGCGTCACGGTGCCGCTGGTAGTCAGTTCAGCCAGCTCCGGCGACTGCTTGACGGCTGATTCCTTAGTCTGCTTGCTCATCGTCTTGATCGGTTAAGTCAAAAGAAGTGGCGCATTGCCATGACAGCGTGACGCAGTAGGCTGGCTTCAGGTCATCGTAGCTTTTCTGGCCTCCTCCCGGCACCGTAGACTGCGGCACACCCTTCTCACCCATGTGGTCGGAGAGGTACTTGTGCACGGCACGGCGAACACGTCCGGCAATATCGTCCAGTTCGTCGTTGTCGTTGGCGGCGATCAGGATGCTGATGTTGGTGAGATCATCTCCTGAGTCGAAGGGGTCATCCTTCGTGCCCTGGTCCGTCGAGAAGCCGTCGAAGCGCACGATGATAAACGGCACGGCCACGTTGTCGTAGAATGACTCCTCCGGCATCGGGGCAGCCGTGCACCACCGGCGGCCGCCGATCATTTCCATGATCTTCTGGTCGGCCTCGATGGCTGCCATGAATACTGTATCAGTTGCAAGGCTCATGCGTTCCTTCTTTGATGTTTGGATAAATAAGGATGTATCAGCCTCCCATCTGGGTGCCACAGGCTGCCGGATCACCGACGTGCCTGCGGCTGGTTACACCATGAACCCAGATAAATGGAGGTAACGAGAGATTTAGATGTCAGAGCTGGACTCGTTGCCACGGTCTACCTTGTAGAGCTGGAAGGCCTGAGAAGGATAGACTGCGGGCTGGCCTGAAGGCTTGCCGCCGTTGATGTAGATCGACAGGTCGGTCATTGACCAGAACGAGTTGAAGATCACGCGGACGATGTTCTTCATAGCCACATCGGAGCTTGTCGCGTCGATGATGAGCGACGGAGTATCGTGGCTCTGGAGGGCGAACCACTCCCAGTAACCGATCTCGAGGTACTCGTTATCGGGATCTGGAACGATGGCACCTTCTGAGGCCTTGGAGTTCACATAGTGGCTCAGGGTGTAAGGATAGCCTGCGCAGAGGCCGTTCTCAACCACAAATCCGGCAGCAGCACCGGCAACCTTGGGCAGAGCCTTCAGGTAAGCCTCGGTCTTGCGGCTCATACTGATGCAGACATTGCCCTCGAAGAAGCCATTGTCGGAGAACTCTGCCACAGCCTCGAGGATGTTGGCATAAGCGTTCTTGTCGAGCTTGATGGTCTTAGGAGTCTGACCTGCGAACGGGCCCTTGTTACCTGTCAGGCCTGATGCGGGCGTGTAGATCTTCTCAGCGAGATAGATGCGGGTAGCCAGGGTCACCTTGGTCTGGATGAATGCAACCAGGTCGAAGGCAGCGTTGGCGATGGCGTGGCGGCTGATGGGGATCGAGCAGCCGACGCGGTTGGACTGGACGTTGATCTTGGCGAAGTCCACCACCTGATCGTTCAGGGCGACAACCTCACCAACCTCCTCGAGCTTCACGTCGTTGATGCTGACGGGGTAAACCTCGTTACCAGTCACGCCAGTCACGATGTTCAGGCCCTGAGGCAGACCGAGACCTTCGTGCAGGGTCGGGATCATCTCCTTGATGTCAAGTGCGATCGCACCAGATGCCTCGATGGTGGCGGTAGTGTTACCACCACCTGGCAACAGGAGGATCTCACGCTGCTCACGACGGCTGGAAACGCCCATCATGTACTCGCGGAACACCTTCTTGACGTCATCCTTCTTGGCGGCTGCACGCTGTGCGGCATCGTCGTCCATGTTCAGGAGGCGGAACTCGCGCTCCAGGTTCTCTACTTCGCGGTTGAACTTGGCCTCCTGGGCCAGTTCCTCTGCGGTCAACTCTTCACGGGTGCCGATCTTCTCGTAGAAGTCACCCATCTTGCTCTGCACCTCGCGCATGGCGAGCTCGAGCTCTTCTCTTGTTTTTCTCTTCATCTTTAAAAATTTTTAAAGGGTTAATATTCGAGTGAATTAAGCAAATGTCTCAGTTTTTGGAGTTTGCGGTGGCGGCTCTCGACGGCCTTTCGCTCGCGCTCCTTCTGCGCCTCCTCGGCTTCACGTCTGGCTGCTTCGGCTGCTTCGGCCTCGGCCTTGCCTTCGGGTGTCAGCTTGTCCATCTCGCGGGCATTGACAGTAGTCTGTCTGTATGCCGGATCCATACCGATGGTGAGGGCTGAGAGGAACTCGAACGACTTGTGGCGGATGATCACCTCATCCTTGCCGTCCGCACCCTTGGTGCGCTCCACCTCGTAGTCCTTCGGATAGAACTCAAAGCTGCATCCAGAGTAATCGCCGCGCCGTACCATTTCCAGGCAACGGTCGCCGATGTCACACTTCGGGGCCTCGAACTCAAAGGTCACGCCCTGCTCGTCAACAGCCATGCGCAGGGTGCCCTGACCTTTGTTGCAGCGGGCGATCGTCAGCTCCCTTTCATGCAGCATGTTCATCTTCACATCCTGCGTGTTGAGGAACTCCATCGTCACGGCCTCCGGCAGAATCACTTCTCTGAATCTCTCGCCCCAGTCGTCGATAACCTCCGACTCAGCATTAAACACGATGGCACGGCCTGTGATCGTGCGAGACTCGCCCTCCTGACCGCCTTGCGCTTCTCTAACGGACAGCTGGCAGTCAATGGTTCTGATTTCTCGTTTCTTTTCATTCATATTTCAAAAAAAATGGTTTGTTACTATATATCGGGCGTTATGTGGTTATGGGATTACCGACGTTTCTGATGATGGCCTCCTTCTCCGGCGTGCGCTCGTTGACGGCAAAGAACCGCTCCTCCTGATGGGCGATAATTCCGGCCGTGTGCTTCTCGAGTCCGTGGTAGCCACGGCTCAGTTTCACCTCGGCCCACTCCTCGGCCGTCTTCGTGAAATAGTGGTCCAGCCACATCACGTTATGGTCTATCGGGGCGAAGGCTCCCTGGCGGACGGTCTCGCCGCTCGGGTTGATGCAATGCAGACGTGGCTCGGTGGGGCAATGGGGATTGTGGACCACGTAGAACTTCAGGCCGTCGATGCCGCCGCGCACGAAACTCTTCACATGCTCGTTCTCCGGGCGGTCGTACTTCACGCACTTGTCGATGGGCATGGGTGTGGTGAAACGCTTCGCCATGGGGCGGTCATCATAGTGCACCAGTCCGTTGTCCGTCATGATGCGCCAGTTCACGAGCACCACATCGCCAGTCTCGTACCGCTTCATCACCGTCTGGATCTTCTGCTTGCCCTTCAGGTGCAGCAGCTCGTCGAAGTCGAAGAAACCGATCCAGGCATACTCGTTGCCGTGCTTCTTGTAACAGTCGTCAAAGCAGCGGCATTGCATGTCCGTGCGGTCGTGCACGTCGGTCAGCTCCACCAGTCCGGCATCTATGTAGTCCTGAAGCACGTCCTGCAGACGCTCCTCGTCGCCATGGCGGTTGTCATAGACGAACATCTTCTTCACGCCGATCTTCTTGTAGTGCTCCACCCACTCCCTGGCATAGCGGTTCTCCTGACGGCCTACCACACAGACGGCCACGTCATGGATGCCGCGCATCTGCGGCGTGGGCTCCCACAGCTTGCGGTGCTGGTTCAGCCATTGCTGCTGCTGGCGCAGGTCGTTCTTCTCCCACGATCCGCGCTGGAAGTGCTCCATCAGCGGACGGATGTCGATGCGGCGGCCGCGTGCGCCGTTCCTGTGACTGGCGACATCCTCGAGGAAAGAGGCACCCGTGTCGTACCAGTTGCGGCGGTCGTTGATGTCATCGGAGTGCATCATCCAGGAGCGTTCGGGGTCGAAGTAGCGGATGCCGCACTTCTTGCACATCGGCACGTTGATGTAGCAGAGCATCGGCACCAGTCGGTTGATGCCTGCACGGTTGCGCGCCTTCTCCGCAGTCTGGATGTGGCCCACAACGCATTGGTTCTGCTGGAACATGAAGGCGATGTCCTTCTTGATGAGCACGTCGGAGTCCATCAGCAGGAAACCTTCGGGCAGCAGGTCGAACAGCTTCTGCACACTCATCATGTGCTTGTCGGAGGCCCAGTTGTTCACGCCGCCGTACTTGAAACGGCTGCGGTACCTGGCCAGCTCGCCCTCGATGTCGAGCACCTGTCCTTTGGTGTTGTCGATGACGGTCACGCCTGTCATCTTCTTCTCGAAGGGCCGTTTGTCAGAATTGTCAAAGATCACCACCTTGTAGCCGAAGCCGCAATGCTTGCGCAGGCTCAGGATGGCCGCCTCGGTGAGTTCGGGCGTGTTGTAGTGGATAATTGCTACTGTTCTCATTTTATCTGGGTTTTTGGTGTTAGATGTCCGAGCTCGACGGGTCAGGATCGTCCACGAGGGTCACTTTCTGGTTGGGCATCTCGCAGGCGGTGATCTGGATCTGGTTGTCGTTGAAGTCATCGTTGAACGACTCGATCTGATACCATTTGCCGTCGCACAGGATGATGCACCAGCGGTCGATGTCATTACGCCAGTGGAGGCGGAACATCACGGTGTCGTAGGCATCCATCGCTCCCTCGCGCATGGCCTTCATGCCCTTGTTGAACTTCTTCGAGGCGAGCACGGTGCACACCTTGGTGTACTTCACGCCACCCGAGTCGAGTCCGTGTTTTCCTGCCTCCGCCTTCGTGCGCTGCGCAAAGGTGATCAGGTGGTTCAATAGTCCGGCTGAATATCCCATGGTTTAATCCTCCTCGTCTTCGCCTACGGATGAATAGTTTCCCTTACGGTAGGGGTAGTAGAGTGCCTCGTAGGC